TTGAACTCTAGTAAGACTTTAGTTTCGCAAGGATCATCGGGTTATAAAACAACCCCTAGAAAATGGAGAGGTAACTAATGGCTCAGAAAGCAATTGCACTTCCCTTTTCTATTGATCCTTATGGAAAGGTAAGTTCAACCCAATCTCAATCTAAAATATGGTCTGATCGAGTTAAATCTGTTTTAGGCACCTCTTTGAGAGAAAGAGTAATGCGACCAAATTTTGGAACTTTAATTCCTTATACTTTGTTTAATTCAGAAACTGAAGCAACTGCTCAAATTCAATCAGAGGTTGAAAAAGCCTTTGCTCAACAGTTAGACCTATTAACTCTTCAACAAACAATTGTAACAAGTGATATTTACACAAGTACTTTGACTGTTGAAGTTATTTACGGGTTACCAAACGATGAGGTTACTAGCACACTCATTGGCTTGGTCTTCTCTCAAGGTGCTAACCCAATCTACGAGGAGTTGCTATGACCGTTGCGCCCGCATCGAATATCCCTATTTCAATTGATTACACAGGAAGAGACTACTATTCACTTCGTGAAGAGTTAATTGCCAGAATTCAAGATCGTATACCTGAATGGAATGCCTCTGATCCAGCAGATTTTGGTGTCGCCTTAGTAGAAGCCTTTGCATATATGGGAGACTTAGTCTCGTATTATATTGATCGAGTTGCTAATGAGTCTTACATTAGAACTGCAACTCAACGAGAGAGTTTATTAAACATTGCCTTAACCTATGGATACACTCCAGCAGGTTATAGAAATGCAACAGTAGATTTAGTTTTTACTAACTCATCTGAAGAAAGTGTCACCATACCTGCAGGCACAGTTGTAAGTGGTCAAGTAGTTATAGACGACACTGTTGAAACAATTTACTTTACAACTGTTGCGGAGGCTGTAGTAGATGCAATTGATGGAGAAACTCCTGGCGACTATACCGTCGGTGCTTTTGAAGGCCGTTCTGTAACACTGGTTGCTGATGACACCAATATATACGGAGAGTTAATTGGCACCTCAACGGGAACTCCAGCAATGCGGTTTGTTCTTGGAGAATCACCTGTCGTTGATGGTTCTGTAGAGGTATATGTTCAAGATGGAGATTTATTCTCTAAGTGGACGCAAGTTGAACATCTAATTGATTACTCAACAAATGACTTAGTTTATTCTTTATTTATTGATGATAACAATCTTGTTTACGTAACTTTTGGTGACGGTGTTTCAGGTGTAATTCCAACCAACGCTTCTGAAATTAGAGCAACGTATACAGTTGGCGGTGGTGCTATTGGTAATATTGAGCCAGCAACTATAGACGCAATTGAATATCTTCCTGGGTTATCAGAGGGTGAAACAACTGCAGTGCAGGGCGCTATAACAGTAACAAATGAAATTGCCGCCCTTGGTGGTTCCGATCCTGAAACTAATGATCAGATTAGAGCATCAGCACCAGCCTCTCTTCGTTCTGGTAATAGAGCGGTAACATTAAAAGACTTTTCAGATCTTGCACTATCTGTTAGCGGCATTGGTAAAGCCAATGCAACCGCTGCAGTCTGGACTTCGGTCACACTCTATATAGCACCAAGTAGGTCTGCAACTGATACAGATATTGCTCCTGGTCTAGATGAGAGCGATGATCCAACTGCTGAGTTTGAAAGAATACAAGAAGATGTAGAAGAATTTTTAACCGACAAGGTACTGATAGGGACAACAGTCACGGTTCAACCTCCTACTTATACCGATTTAATTTGTACTCTTGCTTATACAAAGACCGATCAGTATACAACTGCAGAGGTAGAAGAAAATATAAAGATTGCTATCTTAACTGGCTTTGGTTATGTAAATGCAACCTTTGCAGAAACTATTTACCCAAGAGATGTAGAGTTTATGGTTCTACAAGCCCCTGGAGTAAAGACTGTAAATGTTACGGCTCTGCATGAAGACGGTGGTTCTGGAGCCAATACTATGGTGGGAGATGCTGGAGAAATTTGGCGTTTCCAAGAGGCAAATCTAAACATAGGTGTAATTTCTTGAGTAACTTACCAGGCATATACAGGGGCATTGTAAAGAACAATGTCGATCCAAAAAAACAAAACCGTTTAAAGGTATCTATTCCTCAGTTGATTGGAACTCAAGTTACAGGATGGATAGACCCTGCCGAACCCGCTGGGATACGAACAGATCCCCCTGCAGTTGGTCAGGGAGTTTGGATTTCTTTTGAAGGCGGAAACCTTGAATATCCTATTTGGTTTGGAGCATTTGGTAAAAATAAAGGTAAAAATAAAAAGATATTTATTAAACCTTTGGCTAATAAAACTTCTTTAACTGGATTATCTGCTCATGTAATAACTACTAAAAGTTCTGATGGGACTACAGAGATAGATTTGACCGCTACCTTCATGGCTTTAGCAAATAAAGTAAAGAGTTTAGAGACACGTATGACAACGGCAGAAGGAAAGATAACCACCTTAGAAGGAAAGGTTGCTACTTTAGAGTCACAGATGACAGGAAAAGCCGCCATAGGACATACCCACTAATAGTTAAGACAGTAAATAGAGGGCAAACAAGAGAAAATAGACCGTTAGGTCTGAGAGGAAATTAAGTGACAGCAGCATATCCATCGTCCGTAAAGTCCTTTACTACAAAGGTAGACTTTACCGATACCGTTCTTGCCGAGCACGTAAATAGCCTTCAAGAAGAGGTTAACGCTCTTCAAAGCAATATTGGCACCCTAATTAAGACAGGCTCTGGCTGGGTTGGTTCAGTCGACTTTATTACAACCAACTGGAATACCTTAAAGGATCGTCTTGCAAATATTGAATACGGATTAAAAGATGTGTATGACGAGTATGTTTCGAATGTTGGTGGATCAGTAATTACCTCATCCGCTATTGGAGTAAAGAGTTTAGTCGTAAGAGCCAGGGCTAGTCAGACTGCAAACTTAGTTGAGTTTCAAACTTCAGCATCTGCAGTTGTCACTAAAGTTCTTCCAGATGGAACTATACAGACACGAGGAAAAGAATTAGTACCAGTTATTTACGCAGCAACTCAACCAACTGGAGCAGACTTTGCCGTTGGAACTATTTGGGTTGACTCATCTATCGATGTAGATGCAACCTCTGTTACCACAAGCGGTGGTTCATTAAACGACACCCTAATGTTAATGGGAGGTTAGTATGGCAAAGGCTTCGTATGTATGGAGTGGAAGTGAATGGCTTCCCGTTGCTTCGGCTTTTCCTACAGCACATCAGAGGGGTATTGAAAGTAGTGCATCTACCTCTTATACCCTTGATGTAAATGATACTGGCAAGGCATTAGTATTTTCCAGCAGCAGCGCTGTAACTGTAACTATTCCAGACGAATCTACCTTTGAGTTTGTAGTTGGACAAACTTTCATCATAATTCAAAATGGAACAGGAACTGTATCTGTAACTACAGAAGATGTAGCAGACTTAAACTCATCTGTTGCAACTGGTACAGTTGATTTAAATGGCCAGTACTCGGTAGCAACTTTAATAAAAATTGATAGTGATGAATGGGTTATTTACGGCGATATAGTAAGTCCTTAAGGAGCAATAGACTGTGGCTAGATATGGTATAAATTATTACGGTGCGTCGACTTACGGTGCGTTTGTTAAACTTGCTTTTTCTGTCGAACCTATGTCTACCTTGGTTCTGGACTTTACAAAAGTCTTAGTTAAATGGCAGACCCCTCGTGGAAATTTTTCCAGAATCAGGTTACTTAGAAGTCAAGTTGGATTTCCAGAAACTGCAGAAGATGGCATTATTATTTTTGATGAGTTTGCTACAGAAGGAAATGTCTCCCGTGTAGAGTTTATTGATGGCGAAGACAATCCTTTGGATGTTCCATTAATTTCTGGAAGACAAACTTATTATCGAGTTTATTTATTTACTGATCAAAATGTTTGGAGAGTTGCAGGTTCTATTTCTGCAATTGTTCCATCAAACCACAACGTACAAACAACTTTTATGAACAGTCTTCCAAGAGTATTTACAAGCAGCGAACAGGGCTCTTTTGGCACAGTAGATACCACATCAGCCTTGTACAACTTTGTAGAGGGATTAACCTTTTCGCAAGAACAATTCTATACATTGCTCGATCTGTTAAAACCAAGACATACGGGTATTGAAACCCCCGTAGAACTTTTGCCAATAGAGGTAGCAAGTTTGGGATTAACACCAGAGGCTGGACTTCCTACAAAAAATAGAAAAAGACTTGTACGAGAAGCAAACTACCTGTATGCCCGTAAAGGAACGAAACTTGCATTAGAAACATATGCTGAATCATTGACTGGATTTGAACCCACTATTACTGTCTCAGAAAACCTATTGTTAACTGTTCAAGACTCTACTTTTTATGGAGGAATTGGTAATTGGGTTGCTAGTAACGCAGTGCTAACCTCTAGCACTGATCAAGTTCCTGACTCAAATACAAATCAAATAGATACAACAAAGACTGGCAAGATAGTTGCATCTAACTCTGGCAGTATGATATTGGGTGCTACAAACATAGTTACAAAAGGTGTTCCAGTATTACCTAGCACCGCATATATAGTTTCGTGCAAATTAAAGTCTCCTGCAAGTGCAGGTAATATAACTTTATCAGTAAGATTTTATGACAAAGATGGAACAGCAACTTCTGCGGCAAATAGTGCTACCGCTGTTGCTGCTAATAATACTTGGAAGTCTGCAAGTAAAACCGCAACATCAGATGCTACTTCTTCATATGCAATTATAACCATTGCATATAGTGCCGCTGGTACATATTACATAGATCAGGTCTGTATGCAAGAGGGTGACACTATTGCTTACGATGAAGCACGGGCTATTGATGTGTTTTTAAGTCCATTAAAAACAAACTATATTAAAAACCCATCCTTTGAAGTTAACTCAACTACGTGGGCATTAAGTGGAGCAACCTTTACACAAGACGCAAGTGTTCCAACATACGGGTATTCAGGAGAGTACAGTGGTAAATTTGTAGTAACA